CCGGATCGGTCGCGCAACATTCGGCATTGATCTTGTCTACGATGGATCGGCGGTTCCAGCTTGGGCCGACCTTTTCCTACCGGCTTGCGGGTTCGTCAAGTCAACTTCAACCTTCTACCCAAAGACACAGGTTCCAGCTAGCGGAACGGATGTTAAGACGTTGACGATCGCGGGATTCTTCAACGGCGTGAGGCGGCAGATTTACGGGGCGATGGGGACCGCAAGGATCTTGCTACCGACTGGACGAATGGGACGGATTGAATTTGACTTCAGAGGCGTCTACAGTGACGAAGCAGACGTTGCGATCCCATCCTCGATCAATTATGTCAACACGCTACCGCTTAGGGTTGCAGGTGGGGCTACGAGTTGGAACTCGGTAAACCTTTGCCTAGAATCGGCGACGATCGACCTTGGAAACGTTGTAACGCCTAGGGAATGCAGTACCTCAGCGGCTGGAGTTGATAACTTCGTGATTACCGATAGGAACATCCGGATCACGGGCAACCCTGAATCCAAGTTGATTGCTACCCAGGACCGATACGCTCAGTTCAGGGATTCCACCGAAGCGACTCTATCGTTTACAATCGATGGGCCATCTACTTCGACGCTGGTTATCAGTGCACCTAAGGCTCAGATCGTTGCTAAGCCGATGGGAGAGCGGAACGGGATCATGATCGACCAGCTAGAATGGCAAGCTAACAAAAACGTGGACACAGCAGATCAAGAATTGAGTATCGCTTTCAACCATGCAGCATAGTACATTTCAAGCAAAGATCGACGGTATCGAAATCGAGTTTCGTTTAAAGCAACTTCGGTTTCGGGACCAGGAAAAGGTTATCTCTTTAGTTGGCACGTTCCGCGATGGATCGAGCCCTAAAGAACAGATAGCAGCGTTACGAGAAGCCTTTGGTCTTTGCGTCGATGGGTGGAGCTTGTCAGCAGATATTGCCGATTGGGATCTTGAGTTAGACTTGACTCAGGCTATCAAGGTGGTGAATCGATGCTTGCAAGGCAATAGCCCCTCGGAGACTGAAAGAAAAAAATAAGGATTGCCGCGTATATCAGATGCGGCGAACTTTGCAAAAGTTGCTCTAGGTCCAGATGCGAATTTGAACCAACAGAGCAGCAGCCGGTACAAGTGCCATGCGTCGATTGCGACGGGGCAGGGATCGACGATAAACAACCTTGCGAGGCGTGCGATGGGACAGGATTCTTCGAGGTCAAGCAGTGCCCGAAATCTTTCGTCGGCCATCGCGTATCCGTTGCGTCCAATGCACTTAGTTATTTGGACAAGGGTATTCTCCCTGAGTCCGGTGGCCTTAACGATCAGCAGGCTTGGCTTGTCGCTTCTTGGGACGCCTTGCAGTCCGACGTACAGCGGATTGAGGAAGAGCGGAGGCGTAAGTAATGGCTGATATTGAAGTCACCTTAGGAGCCAAGAACGAAGCATCGCAGGTCCTACGCAACTTCCAAGCGGAGGTCACCAATACGGCTCAGTCGATCGAGTTTTCTTTTCGCGGCTTAGCTCAGTTGGCAGGGGCTACGGCGGCGGTAGTTGCGTTGGTTGAGGCTGGAAGGGCCTTGGCGACGTTTACCAGCGAGAGCATATCTGCTTTCGATGCACAGAACAAAGCAGCGATCAGACTTGGCGAAACGCTCGAACTGATTCCAGGCCAGGCGGCTAACGCTTCAGGTGAACTACGCAAGACAGCAACAGAGCTTGAGCGAATCACCAACGTTGAATCGACCAAGATCCTCGAATCTATGACAGGGGCACTTCGTCGAGGTGCAGATCCTACGCAGCTAGATGAAATGGCTGAAGCGGCGATCGGTCTAGCAAGGGTCTTCGATCGTGACCTAGCTGGCGGAATGCGACTCGTTGAAGAGGCAACCAAAGGCAACTTCGATGCGTTCGTTGGACTGATTCCAAACATCGAATCGATGGCTACCAACTCGGAGAGGCTAGCAGCGGTCGAAAAACTTGCCGAGGCTGGACTTACCAATAAAGCGAAGGCGGCCAGAGACGCAATCGAAGCTAGCGATGCTCTTCACGTTGCAACCAAGAGGCTATACGAAACGGTAGGCGAATTGCTTGCCCCAATCAGGGATGTTATCTACAACGGCTTTACGTTGTTTTTCGACTTCTTGACCAATCAGATGAATCCAGCGATGGATGACTTCGATGCGACGGTCAAGCGGGTTCGAGATTCGGTTTCTGATCTTGGTATGCAGATCGCTGAAGCGTTTGTAACCGGGTTTACAATCGCGGAAGTCGTGGTAACGCGATTCGAGGACGTTTTGGACGCAGCAGCGGCGTCGATCCTGCTTTCAATGACTCAGATTGCAAATAATACAGTCTTTGCGATCCAAGAAATGGCGATGCAGACTAGCTGGCTAGTCGAAAACATCGGGGCGATTACGGCCGTAGTCGCGATGGGCAAGACAACTTTTGCCGAAGCGTTTCAAGATATGCCATCGCTTGGTGAGCGTGAGATAACCGAGAATGAGCGAAGCTTGCAAGCGGTACTCGATGAAGCAGCGGGTCGGCTCGGTGTTGACTTTGCCGAAAAGCTTCAGGAACGATTGGACCAACTTAAAAAGGGCTTCGATTTTAAAGCAGAAATCGACTTGCAGGAGCGGCCAGGGTCCAAGGGCAAAGGATTGCTTGATACGCTTCGGGAACTTCAGGCGTTTGAATCAAGAGTCTTGACAAGAGGGCCAGGGTCTAGCCCGATCGATAAGATCGTGGAAAATACGGCAAAGATGGTCGAAGAACAGAAGTCAACCAGGACAGCAATCGAGGGCCTAGATGTTTCCCCATCGACTAACGTCAACTTCGAGGAGGTCCGATGAGCGAAATCATTTCAGTTGATCTGATGTGGTCGAAGGTCGGCGGGGACTTCGGGGCAACGGACAATTTTCGCAAGTTTACCGGTGCGATCAATTCGGCATATCAAGTCTTCACCACACCGAATGCGACTTTGTTCGATGTTTTGCAGGCCCCTGGAATACCGGCGGCAGGATCAAGCTACTCATCGGACTTCCCTTTTGTCTACGCAGAACAAGCAAGGCCAGAGAAAATCAGCCCGGTCTATTGGATCGTCTACGTTGCCTATAATGGCGAGGTCAATTTCAACGGGCAGAACAATCAGCCGCAAAGCCCTTTGCTTACAGCGGCTACGCTCGATTGGGACGACGTTGAAGTAGAACTGGAAATAGATGAGGACTACGACGGAAAACCTATCGTGACGCCAAACGGAGAGCCTATAAACGGCGTTCGTCGATTGTTCGCCGATCAGACCGTGACGATCAGAAAAAACATGCTCATGTTTAATCCGTTCGTTCAAGCCAGATACCGCCAATCCGTCAACAGCGATCCTTTTCTTGGATGGCCTCCAGGTACGGCAAAGATGCAGAAGTTCCAAGCTACTTCGGTGCGATCCTCTGAGGTCAATGGCGGCGGATACTGGCAGGTTACAGCGGTTATTCAATTCCGATACCCCTACCGTACTGTCCCTGAACGGGCTTGGTATTCCAGAGTCAGGCTTGAGGGTTACTACAAGCGGGTCAACCTTCCGGGGCCTCCGGTCGATGGAGTTCAACCATCGGCAATAGTTCGAGCAACCAGAGCAGGCGAACCAACAGCCAAACCGGTCCTGCTGGATACTCAAGGCTTCCAACTTGCTGACGTCGATCCTCCCGATCCCCAGACTGCCAACTGGCTAGAAATCAAGCTTTACGAACCGCTTTCCTACAATGCACTCGGTCTACTCCCATAAGGTGAAAACATGGCAACTTTAACTAACGTTTCAATCATTCTTCCAGACGGTCAGATTTCCAACCCTGACATTTCCGCCAACGCGAACATCGAAACCAGCAAGATGGAGCAGAGGGTATTGGCGGAATACCATGTTCCGATCGATGCTTTTCGCGTATGGGATGCAATCAGTACCAATCCAGTCACAGCAGCGGCTAACGATGATTTGGGGCTAGTCCAAGGCACTTGGGGATCGGCGGTCAATAAGATCACAGCGGGCGATTGCAAAGCGGCAAGCGTTACGCGACGGATCTACTTTTCGGTTCCGGTCCCTCCGAACTATGACGACGGACAGACAATCCAACTTAGGTTCCGGGCCAAGATGGAAACGACTCTGAGCGATGGCACTTGCACGATCGATGCAGAGGCTTACATCGCCAACGATGGCACGCTGACTAGCGATCTAGTCACCACGGCGGCTCAGTCAATGAACAGCCTGACAGCAGCAAATTACAATTTCACGCTGGCAAGCGGATCGATCGATCCAGGCGACTTGATCGAGGTTCGATTAACGATCGCTTGCGTCGATACGGCAACAGCTACGGCAGTAACACCGGCGGTTTATGAGGTCGCTCTACTTTGCGATACCAGGGGCTAATCGGTGGCAGAAAAGAACGTCGGATTCTACAGTCCAGCACTCGCCAAACGGATTAGGGATAACTCGTTTGCATGGGAGCGGGAACGGGCAACCAAGCCGGTCGAGATCCGGCAAACGGTTCCAGATCCGATCTATTTCTACAACGCTTCATCCCACACGATACCGGCCTATGGTTGCGTCCAAATGATCGGTATGCAAGCGATCGACGGTCAAGATATTATCAAGGTCGATAGGCCCTTTGACTACACCGATTCGGTAATGGGTCCGTTCTTATTCAACGGACCGGCTGAAGTGGAAGCCAATGGCCTTGGTACGGCTCAATGGGGACCGATCTACAAAGCGATCAAGGACAGCGGAACCTATACCACGGGAACTAGGTTCGGTCCAGTCGCATCGTCTTTTGAGAGTGCCAAAGGATGCCTTTATACCTACATCGGCGATGACGACGTTGTAGAGAATTGCGTTAGGCTGATCGCTTGCGAAACTCCCCTTCTAGCGATCGCAGGCGGGTCTGGAATCGCGGCTAACTCTTCTGGCCAAGTAACAGCCAAGCAACCCGCAAGTGGCAACTGGACAGCAGGGACAATCACCTACACCGCTTGGAATCCTACCGGGGTTGGAATAGCAAGCAATGCTCTTTGCTTGATCTATCCGGTCGATGCCAAGTGGGTTGCATTGGAGCTTTGCTAATGGGTGGACACGGTCGCTGCTGTTGCGCTGAGTGCGAATGCTTGCCGGTCGAAGACTTGCCAGATATATCAATCACAGGCATGACCGGTGGCGTTTGGGTGCAAACAGAATGCTGCTGGACTAAGACCTTTACGTTTAACACGACGCAAACGGTGACTACGACCTGCTTGCCGGTCCACTCAAAGAGCGACTACACAGTTATTTGCGAAGCAGATATTTACGCAGTCAAAGCACCCCTGCCGCCGCTCTTTGCAGATGAGTGTCAAGAGTGGCCTTTACCGCTTGAATACTGTTGCTCTAGCGATGCTCCGTATTTGCTTGGAAGCAGGGAGTCTACTTGCAAGGGCACTTGGCAGCAGCGAATGCGAATCAGCTACAAAGCGAAGGATATTGTTGTTAAGGCAAGCCGACAGAATGTCACTTGCGACGGAATAACAGAATGCAAGTTGGTTTTGTACGCCACTTATAATTACGAATACAACTACATTGTGATGACTGAGGAGGATTCGGATACTAGCTACGCGATAACAGCCTCGGAAAATCAATCATGCGTGCAGCAGGGCGATCCATTCCCACCGTGCAGCGAAGAGCTTACAGAGCCATCGGTAAGCTTCGATTGCACGACGCCTTTAGGGACTAATCAGTTTGGTATCAGTTTCACTAGAGTTAAGATTTATGATTCTTGGCCCACAGGTGCGGTGCAATTTACTAATGCCGACATTCTGCCGGAAGGGTGCTCAACTCCAATTTGCAACGATGATGATTTTATTACGCAAGCTTGCATCCAGATCACCGGCGATGAGTGCAAGTTTACTTGCCCGATTGGAACGCTAACAACAGAGCAGATAACTCCCAGAAACATTTGTGATGCTACCTTTACTCAGTATGCGTTCGAGTGCCTTGGCGAGTTTTCAACAGTCACATCTTGCATTGAGCAAGCTGGAGACGATCGAACTTGCACCCCAATAACGAGAGGGAAAATCTACTACCCTCCAGTTGAAAACTTAATTTGCGAAGATGAGCACAAGTGCAACGGCTTCGCTGTCGTATGGGAAGATCCTTACGGCTACAAGTTTTTCGATAATAATCAAGTCCCTTTGGCTGGAGATATTACCGTAGCGGGGTTCTATCCTGCAATCATAATCCCCTGCATAGAACTCGTATCTCCGCCTCCTGTTGAGTGCACCTGGGAAGATGATCCATGCGGAGGAGATTACGGAAGAAACAACTTTCCGTTTTTCGATTCCTATTTCGACGACATTACCGCCTACTCCTACTCAGCGACTTGTTCTAATACAACTCAATCCCTTTGCATAAATGCTCCATCGTGGACGATAACATTCGCATAAAAACGATAGTCATCGCGGGTGGAAAGCCGAGCGAATACGCAACGGCGATTTCTCAGAAGCGAGAGGGCATGCGGGAGATCGTAACAAAAGCTAAGGCGAATCCCTGGATTCCGTTGCACGATGGGACAGTCAAAGACGCAGAGAGCCTGCTGAAATGGGAAGCGGTAATTCCGGGTTACGGTTGCAAGTGTCGTAAAGATTACTTGGCCTACAAAGCAGAAAACCCGCCAGACTTCAGCAGCGAGGAATCGCTTTGGCTTTGGGGGGTTGCACTTCACAATTGGGTCAACCGCAAGCTAGGCAAGCCGGAATTAACGATCGACCAAGCAAAAGCAATATGGAGACAACCCGATGGCCAAGCCCAAGACAGCAGCAAGGATTTATCTTGAAGAACTATGCAGCAAGTTTCCAGATGCCCCCAATGTCGGATTGGCGAAACGGGCCAAGAAAGAAAGACCGGAATCCTTTGGTAGTATTGAATCTGCTCGGTCCTTAATTCGAGTAATCCGAGGGGCCAACGGCAAAGGCCAAATCAAACACGCTACGCAATCTAGGCCAAAGGGCAAAGCAGGCCAAAAACCTAAGATGCCGCCATCGCTGGCAGAGGCTTGGGAACCGGTCCAGATCGACGCTAGGCGAGTCGGAATAATTTCCGATGTGCATATCCCCTATCATTCCGAAACAGCGTTTGCGGCAAGCGTAGAGGCTTTGAAGCGGGAAAAGATCGACACGCTTTTAATCAATGGAGACTTCGCGGATTTTTATCAGGTAAGCCGTCACCAACGAGATCCAAGGCATCGACGGTTCAGCGAAGAACTCAAGGCGGTTGTCCAAGGTTTGGAATGGATCAGGTCGGAGTTTCCGAAGATCCCAATCGTCTACAAGCTTGGCAATCATGAGGAACGCTGGCAGGTCTTCATTTGGAACAGGGCCCCTGAGATTTACGACTTGCCAGCCGTGCAGATCGATGAGCTAATCCAGGCTAAGCGGCTAGGCATCGAGGTTATTGGCGATCAGCGGCCAATCATGCTGGGCGAACTGCCCGTCTTGCATGGGCATGAGTTAGGGCGATCGATCTTTAGTCCAGTCAATCCGGCTAGGGGTGCATTCCTTAGGACGCATCATACAGTTCTAGTTGGGCACAGTCACCAGACAAGCGGTCACGCTGATACTGACATGTTCCACAAAGAGACGTTCGTCTGGTCGACTGGTTGCCTTTGCGACCTCACGCCAGAATACGCCAGGGTCAATCGCTGGAATCACGGTTTCTGTTGGGTGGACATCGCAAGCGATGGATCTTTTAGCGTTGCTAATCGACGGATCACCAAACAGGGCCAAGTGCGGGGTGCATGATGCGTTGCCGATTGCGTGGCAAGTACTACCGCCTTCAGTTCGCCAAGCTTGCATCCCCGAAAATCGGGCTTTGCGATTGGGACGCTAGA